CTGGCCGGTGAGCCCGCCAGCTTGCCTGGCGGGACGTGGTCTATTAGTCTAGGCGCCGTGTGCGGCAACAAGGCACCTATTTCCACGTCCGTCGTCGTAATAGACCTTTGTATATTTGTGGACGAGGCAGTGGAAGACGACTAGGTAGGCCCAGATGGGCGCCGGGCCCGTCAGCGTGACTTCCTGGCGATCAGCGGCGGCGGTGCCTTCTATAATGCTATTTGCGTTGCGGCCAATGATACTGACTGCCTGGGCGATTGGTGTCACCAAATTGTTCCTCCCTGCTGTTTCTTCGATTTGGCACCCGTTATACAGTCCGTTCCCATTTTTCACACTCATGTCGATAATCATTACAATCCTCCTTTCATTGAGCCCATATGGCTAACTCAGCCGGGGTAGGGACTCGACAGACCCCGGCTAAGACTGTATTCGTTTCGACAGCATGGGCAAGGCACGTCGGTTACGGGCCATGCGACGAAATGATCGTGACGTATTGCGGCCAGACGACCGCTGGGCAGGATAATAATCGAGACGAGGCGTAGCTATTACGCCATCATATAATTATTGCGCAAATAGCCTATGGAATTTAGCTACTTGACGAATTCCTGGGGCATGCCTGAACACTGAAGGTATACTACCAGCTCGCTGGCACCAACGGCGGTTTTGAACTCCTCCAGATCGGTGCCTGATAGGTTGACCAGGGAACTCTTGATCGACTCGTGGTCCGGTCTTAACGCCTTGCGGCCGCCGCAACATACCTTCTCGATCGTCTTGGCCAGGAACGGCCAGCGAGCCTTCAATTTTGGGTCCGTTGCCCAGGCGTTGATCTTGCTGTTGTCAACGCTGATTCGTTTCTTGTGCATGGCTGACCTCACGGGCCAAACTGGACGTTCTCGGTTACGTTGAGATTGTCCATGATATTGAGGGCTACGCGGAGGTTGTTCACGCCGAGCTGGATCTCGTTCCAGGCGTCGTCACCCTGTTCCTGGGTGTCATACTTGACGTTGATGACTGCCGATCGGAAAAGCGTGTTGGGTAGGATCGGCGCGTTGATGGGCAGGTTCTGCAGGTCCTCGGGTGTGCAGATGCCAGCAAAGTCATCCACACTGTCGCCATGAGCATTGTCGGGGTCCAATGGACGCCGATTCATCATGAAGACTTCACTCGGCATATCGATCGCAACGGCCGTGACCTTGAAGTGGTAACCCATTACCACTCCTTTGTTCACGATCGGCTGCTGAGCTTCACGTGTGAGGGTGATTTGCCTGCTGGCCATCCTTGACCTCCTCTACTGTCCATTGTACTACGTCATCTGCGTCACTGCGTAAAGGATAGGTTTCAAGCGTTTTCTGTTTTCTTGGCTGCGTTGTGCTGAGCCGCCAAGTTCCTCTTCAACAGGATTAGATGGCCGGTGCTGGGACGATTATGTGTCGGGCGGATGCAGCTCATTTCGTGGTTGAATCATTTTCGGTGTGGTGGTGGCAATGGACTTGATGGGTCAATGTGTATGTGCTGCGGTATTGGCGGATTTCTGTCAACAATTCTTACTGGTTTGTCTTGTGGTAAATGACTGTTCTGGTCTTCTACCTCGATGAAGCCGACACTGATGCGCTTACCTAGAGCTTCGCTGGCGACCTTAGCGATCAGCGGTGCTGGCACGCTGCCCATGAAGTGTTCGTATATTGGTCGTAAAGGCATGCCCAGTTCACTGAAGCCGATGATATAGTTATAGATTCGATCTTCAACTTTCAATGGATATGCGGTCGGTGTGCCGGGAGGGTTGAAACGATGGACCCATTTCAGCCATGGCAGACACCAGCAGGTTCGACCGGCCATGCGGTACTTCTGATGGATGTAGCCTTCCTCGCCACCAAAGCCACGGAACTTCGGATTGAAGCCTAGCCATGCTTCTTTGCGGCAGGTGAACAGACCAAGCCCCTGCATTGGGATCTCGAACGGCTCATCTTTCTCGACGCGCGGGTCAGTGGCCCAGACTCCCCACATGTGGGCCTTCCAAACCGGATCGAAGTGTGTGTGGCAGTTTTTGTGGTCGTCACATAGCAATGGGCCCTGGTAGAGATCCTGGGTGGTAGGGTTGGCCTCGTAGAACTCTTTGAGCCGTTTGATGGCGCCAGGCACAATTAGAACGTGGCTGTCAATGCAGCAGACTGCCTTGCCTTTGGCTTCTTTGAAGATCCGGTCGCGTGGCATGCTTGTACTGTTTCGTTCGTTGGCAACGATGTAGGTCGCTCCTACCTTGTGGCATATATCGGCAATGCTGGTGTCGCCGGCGTTGTCGACCACCATCAGTTCCACCTCTTCGAGGTCCTGGTATAGCTTGAGGGCCTGTAGCGTGAAGAATACGCCGCTGTAGTCCTTGAAAGTTGCCATTCCGATTGTGAGCTTCATGATGCTTCCTTACCTGTAAGTGACACATGCGGTCAATCGGTTCATTGACGTGTTGATGGTTTTGGCTGCCGTGTAAGCACCTACCATCTGGTTGAGCAAATTGATTGTATTGATACGAATGTAGCTCGGCTTGGTATTGGACCAGATCCTAACGGCGGTGTCTTGAGACTGAGCCCTGGTGGTGTCCTTGTCATCGAGATTGTAGGGCAGACTTGTGAGGGCTTTCATGATATACGTGGCTGTCTGCAGGCTGTTGTTGAAGCTGATCGGCAGCATGCCGTTGGACCAACCGTTGTTAATAATTTCGCTTCAGACTTCCGGTATGTAAGTGTCAGCGGTGGTCTTCTTGTCGAGCGACAGGTTATGCCGACGGCGGCGTGGTGGTTGTGGTCGGCTCTACACAGTCGATGGTATTTTCCCACTGGAACCAGTATTCGGTGTTGTTGTCGAATGTCTCGGTGTAGATGCGCACGATCGAACCGATGAAGGCCGGCTGTAAGTACCACGTTGTGCCGGGCGGACATTCAATACTGATGTCCTTGCCTGGCGCCTCTGGACCGGACATGTCGTTGGGTGTTTCGACTGTGTTGAACATATAGCC